ATACATTTGCGGGTTTAGTTGGAGTATGCGAGACCACCCATACCAGACATTACGCGGAGAACGTTGTAGTTGAGGGCGTATACACGAACTTGTGCAGTGCGTGTACCAGTAACTGTGTTGAGAGATACAGTGAGTTGGAGAGTTGCCTTATCAATACGGGAGAAGTTACATGTTCCGGATGGTTGATGTTCTTCTGGGCGTAAGGCGAAGGAGTATACGTTGATACCAACAGATGGTGTGCGAGAATGGTGTTGGAATGGTTGAACCTTGTCGAAATAGGCACCTTCACGTTCAGTGAATCGGTCTTGGCCGTTGAGTTGGAGCTTGGCGACTTCAACTGGGTTCTTACCTTCACATCGGACACCGGAGTCGAGAATGACTTTGGCGAGGAGGTAGTTGACACCAGATTCAAATTCAGTTTCACCTGCAATATCGAAGGAGTTTGCACCAACAAGGGAGGAGATTTCTGTTGGGGCTTGACCGAGAGGACGAGTGGCCAAGGAGACAGAGTTGGTGGGTTGGAGAGAGTTGGCTGCACCTGTGGCTTGGGCTAAGAGAGATGTGATGATACCATCAGTGGAGAAGTCATCAGAGTAGTTGAATGGTTGTGCACCACCAACAGAGGCTAACCATGTAGATGTAGAGCAGTCTACGAAGGAATCGCGTTGGACGACCCATTGGAGTTCCTTTACAGGGTGGTTGAAGTTGAGTTGGATCTTGTTGGAAGAAGATGTGATGGATTCAGCACCAGTGTATTGAACTTGTTCAATCAAGTATTCATGGGATTGTTGGGCGAAACGACGACGTTCTTCAGTATCTAAGTAGACGTAGTCAACGTAGATGGAAGCAGCAGCTAAGGATTGAGCTGCGTAGGCGTATGGATTACCAGTGCTGTTTTCGTAGTATTGACAGTTTTGCCATGTTTCAAAGTCAACGTTGATACGGACTTCGTGGTATTGGAGAGCAATGAGAGGAATTGCAACACCTGGGTTACGACAGAACCAGAATTGGAGAGGAATGTAGAGGGTCTTGGCTGGTGTACCGGCACGTGGAATACAAGAGATGGTTGTTTCAGAAGAAGAACAAGTTGTATCTAATGGCATACCAGTAGAACGTTTCATTAAGACGAGATCGTGGGTGTTACCGAGCATAGCATCTAAGGCCTTGATGTTACCGGCATCAACAGAGAGCTGAGTCCAGATTTGCATCCAGTCACCGTATTGACGATCAATGCGTTGACCACCGATTTCAATTTCAACTTGTTTGATGAGACGGTGACCAATGTAGTTGAGCCAACGGAAACCATCGTTGTTTGTTAAAGAAATGGCTGGTAAAACGACTTGGACGTATGTCTTGTACATTAAATCTGCATTACGGTTAATGACTGCAGTTACACGCTTGTTGAAGTCTGCTTGACCGTTGAAGGTAACTTCAATAGATTCAACTGCAAAGTTGGTATGACGTTTGTAGAGAATCTTCCAGAAAGTAATTTGTGGGTTACCCGAGATGTAGATATCTTGGGCACCGTAGGAAACTAATTGCATTAAACCCGAATGTCCCTAATAGAATTAAAAACTCTATTAGTTTCAAGCTCTCCTTATAGCATGGTAGACATCACACTATAATTCCTCTTGAAAACCTCCTCTCGGAGTGGTCGGACTGTATCTTAAGGGTTTTACCCCCCACTACCATTCAGTCTCTGAACTGCATCCATGGTCTCTTGCGAAACTTTAGGACTTGGCTGCGGATTATCTCTATTTATAACATTTTTACCATACCCATCAAGTTTCCCTGAGGTGTCCGAGTATCTCTTTTTCAAGGATAGGACGGTAGTTATAACCTAACAAGACTTTCCCGCAATTTGATAGTGTTGCTCCATTGTGTCTACGAACTAGCAGTACCTTTTCGTACCACTCTTGGCAGCGTGTTTATTGTTCACCACCCATTTTTGTTTATGCTATACACCAAGAAAAAAATATTTTAAAGATAAATGAACGTTTGGTTGTGGCCGACGGCGAATGCCATCTTGAACACCTTCTTGCGCTCAATTGTACTCATTTTATTTATGATATTTGGTTTAGGTCAGCCTATATATAATGCTTACTGGGGAGCTGTAATACATGATGCTATTTCATTGTGGCTCATACGAGACCTCGTTTGAGGGCTCAAAAAGAACCATTTTAATGTTTAGTTAATGCGTGAATGTACATTGTTAAGTAAGAAGTTGCGAGAGCAGAAATTCCACCACCAACAATTAATCCTAACACCCAAGCTTTAAAAACACTTTCTCTGTTTTTTTGTTGGAGTTGGGAAATTTCACGATCATGGTCGTCCCAAATACGTTCCTTTTCTTCTAAAATTACTTCTCTGATTTTTCTCATAAAAGGTTGTTCTGCAAACATTTTGTTCTTTAATAAACGGATCTATGTAAACGTTTTCCACGAGTTTTTCTATGTTTTTGTTTACGTGCTTTTCTTGTTCGTTTTCTTCCACTTGTAAATATACGTCTAGATTGGTTATTTGCAAGATAGTTAAGTATCGATACAAGTTTAGTTTCGTAAGCGTTTCTTTGAAACGCTGGAACAAGACTTAGAAGTTTGGTTGCAAAGTTTTTCATAACTGTTTTCAATTCATTAAAGCTATACAAGTTATCTATTTTTGCATTAAACGCTTTCATCAGAATTGTGCCTTCTAGAATTTTTTCAGGAGGAATTACGTGGATGTATCCATCTTTAATGTTTCTGACAAAATTTTTGAAAAATGATACACCAACAGGATAAGTGTTTCCTAATCTTTCAATTTTGTCAATATAAGCATCAATAGTTTCGTTTAATGTACTTACACCAACAGGATGAACAGGAACTTCTGGAAATACCAATGCCATTATTTTTACCGAAGTTATTTTCCAGTAGATCCAAAGCCACCACCTTCACGATTATCTGGTGCTTTTGGTAATTGGTCTATTGAATCTACGACATACACATTATTGAAAGGTAACCAATTATGCTGAACGATTTGAAATAAACGACGATATTTTCGGATAGGATAAGATTTCAAGTTGGTATCCAAGCAATCAACTCTCGCAATCAATTCACCACGGTATCCTGCGTCAGCCAATCCAACTTGATTAGACATACGCAAAGGTGTCAAAGAAGTAGACGAACGAGCAAGCAATAAATATGGAGCAGGATTGCCTAACACATCTACTGCAGCAGCTACAATACCGGTTTTCAATTTTACACCTAAATGTTTAGGAAGACAGTATTCTTCGGAACATTTAGTTTCACATTCGCATTCAATGAAATTGAGTGTCGTTTCAGGACATAATAAATCTACACCTGAATCTGTTGGACGACGAATTTCAACGTGTTCACGAACTTCTTTGCGATGGTCTGGATCAATCACGTACAAATATAAACTCATTTAGTATAGTTAGTTTCGTTCTATTAAAGTGGCATTTACAATTTTTTGAAAAACTTCTTTGAAAAAACAAGTGCTTGTTTAGGGTTCATTGGATCTTTGAGCGAGGTTAGTCTTTGGATCAAAATCCGGTATTTTATGTAATCTAGTTTATGTTCAATAATTCCATACAATATAGTCATTCCTAATGCAAATACGTCAAAACTGTCTTTATATTTATTCATTAACGTAGTTCGATTAGATGTTTCAACTAAAGCAGTATCCAGTTCATCTAGTATGTTTTTGTAAGTATCTGCAAATTCAGGATGAGACCGAACTTCCTGTTTGATTTTAGAAGCAAAGTATCTCTTAGCTAAACTAGAATACCCTCCGTAAATATACCATTTCATTGGACTTGTAGTTGCTGAATTTCCTGCAATGAGTTCATTTTTAGGTCCTGCTTTTCCCCAGTCTATGAATTTATAAGTTCCATTACAAAACACAATATTGTCCAACTTAATATCGTTATGGTTTCCATCATACTTCTCCAAACTCTTCAATAAATCTAACGTGAACTTTTCAACATCAAAATCGTAACGGGGATTACATTTTTCGTTGAATATAACGTGATAAGTATTGGATGCAGTAGTGATCACTGCGCCGATCATTCCATCCAATCCTGCTAAAGTCAAATAACGCTTAGAAGATATTTTTCCGTAATCTTTAAGAACTTTCAAGTTCTCTTTGATTTCGTATAAAAAATTGGTTCTTGTTGATCTTAACGAAAAAAACCCCGATGGTTTAAAGACTTTGGAAATAGAATCATGAGACTCTGCTATTTTTTCTTTGAAGTCTTCTATAGATTTTGGATCTACAACTTTCTCCGTGTTTCCGTCTAACTTGAAAATTTCTATTTGTGTAATTGTTTCCTTATCTAGAGTTTTACACAAAGAAGGTCCTGAAACGGCGCATCCTGTATCGTAAGCAATGCCTTGAACTCCTTCACCTATTTTTTCTCCTCCGACTTTATGTTTATTTCTTCTTGTTTTCCCCATTACTTTATTGATACATTTTACAGCCGCTGTATCGTATCGCTTATTGGAATCACAGCTATTACAGCTGCACATAAAGCAATCATTTGTATTATAATGTTCATACCTGTTTCATGTAAAGGAACTCGCCCTGCTGCATAAAATATCAGTGCACCTAAAGGATTGAAATGACCAGTAGTCACGTCTTCTCCAATAGTGTAGACTGCATAGTAAACTATTGCCATAATGAACGGATTGGCATTTGTTACCAGTAAACAAACAACAATCACAAGAGTTCCTAAAAATTCAACAATATACTGCTTCATTGTATTAATTCAAGAATCTACATCTACAACAGTAGCGCCAAGTAAGTCTATTCAAACACCATTCGTGGAACTATATGCATGGCTTCAAGTTCTTGAGATAACAATTTTACAGCATACGGAATAGTTTTCATTTCAAAGTGCGTGTTCACTCCACATGATCCGCAATGATAAACGTTCTCATCAGGATTTACTACAGCCGAAGTTCCGCATTTTGTACAATATCCACTCTTGAACGGATCTGAAACGTCCATCAAACGTTCTTTTGTGAACATCGCAATACCATGAGACAACATACAATCACGTTCCATTTCACCTACACGTAATCCACCATCTCTGCTTCTTCCTTCACAAGGTTGACGTGTGAGAGACACAATTGGACCACGAGCACGAGAATGTTTCTTGTCGATAACCATGTGTTTCAAACGTTGGTAGAATGTGGGTCCCATGAATATTTCGGCTTCCATCATTTCACCAGTTTGGCCGTTGTACATTAGTTCGTTACCGTAAGGATGCATTCCCAAAGCAAGTAAATGTTCACGTAAAGTTCCAATTTTTAGATGAGAATAAGGAGTTCCGTCGCCCAAAGTTCCTCGTTCTGCACATACTTTACCGTACATTGTTTCCATCAGTTGGGCAATGGTCATACGTGAAGGAACAGCATGAGGGTTCATGATAATATCAGGTCGCATTCCGCTGGCAGTATAAGGCATATCTTCTTCGTTCAAAATGATCCCGCAAGTTCCTTTTTGTCCGTGTCGTGAACTGACTTTATCTCCAATTTCAGGGACACGTTCAGATACGACTCGGACTTTTACGAAGGGATACCCGTCAGAATTCTTTTCGTTCCAAACTCCGTCTACTCTGCACGTTTCGGAGTTGCGATGGACAGTTGAAGAATCGCGGAAAGTGTATCCGTTAGGATCGGATTTCAAGCTGGTGACTTTTCCGATCACTACATCGTTCTCTCCGATATACGAATTCATAATTGGAACTCCGTTGTCTTGGATTGCATGGTAAGATGAAGTCTTGAACCCTCGGGTATTTTCGCGTCGTGGTTTAGCGAACTTTTCTTCCTTGCCTGAAGACACGTTACGATGTTCTTCGTCCTTGTAAATCGTGTAATACAGAGTTCTGAACATACCGCGATCAATAGATCCGCGATTCATGATAACTGAATCTTCCTGGTTGTATCCCGAGTAAATTCCAATAGCTACCATGATATTATCTCCGCAAGGCATGTCTTGCGATTTCAGGATGTTCATCATACGTGTTTCTACGAATGGACGCATAGGAGAACACAAAATGTATCCGTTCTTGTCCAAACGTTTGGCGTAGTTACGAGCAAAGATACCCATAGATTGTTTGCCCATAGCAGATTGGTAAGTGTTACGTGGAGATTGATTGTGATCAGAGAACGGAATACTTGAAGCCATATGTCCTAAAATCAACGTAGGATGAATTTCACAGTGTGTGTGTTCTTTCTTGATTTCCGAAGGATACATAGCTATGCGTATAGTTTCAGTTTCGGCAGGATCAATATACTCGATACATGATCTCACCCAATCGTTCCATTCTAAATCAGGACCGGAAGGGTATTTTGCAATAGATTCATTTTCAATACGAAACAAAGGTCTCACGAATCGTCCACCATCAGTTTCAATATTCAGAATGTTCTGGTAAATGTTCCATGACACGCCAGATTGTGGATGAATCTTGAATGTTCGTTTAGCTTCACGTAATGCAGTGTATAATGTGCTAGGATCTTTAACAAATCCTACAATCACACCATTCAAAATCACCATAACACCTTCGTAATTTGTTTTTGTGTTTGTGACCCATTGAATACCTTTTTGGTTCTCTAAGAATGTCATCACAATAGCTGAAGGCGAATGTTGGGTGACAGAAGAAAGCATGGACATGGATTTCACGATACCTACGGAATGACCTTCTGGAGTTTCTACAGGACAAACGTATCCCCAAGATGTTCCGTGTAATTTACGTGGCGCAAGTAACTTCCCTGATTTTTCAACGGGAGTTTGAATGCGTCTTACGTGACTGATTGTGGCCGCATAAGAAAGACGATTCAATACTTGAGAAACACCCATTTTCGTAGCAGTAGAAACTGTAGACGTTCCCAACCCTTGCACTGTGAAGTTACCCGTGGCCAACGCTTGCTTCAGTTTTCCTTCAATGGTAGACACTTTCAGAATCTTGTATAGATTGTTCACGTTCAAGACTTCCAGAGGTCTTGGAGTTTCGCGTTTTTTCCATGTATCGTTATTCACTTCATGCACAAACTTTGAACGAATATCTTTACACACTTTCTGGAACAATTGACGAAACAAATGAGTAAGTAAAGCACCAGTAGTGACTACGCGTTTATTAGGGTATGCATCGCGATCGTCAATTTTTAGAAGTCCCATTTTGGTCATAAGAAGTTTACGCACCATCCATCCTGTCAAAATAACTTTTCTTGCTTCCAGTACCGAATGAGCCGATTTATCGCCTCCAAACTTGACGTGAGGCAAGTATTCAGTATCCAGCAACGAACGGACATACGCTTTCTTGTCTTCCTGTGTAGTTCCGTATTGTAAATGATGACTCAAATATTCAATCGCGTCTTCCCTTGTATACACTTTGATTTCCGAACATTCATAGAAAGAAGCAGCTAACATATCAATTTTTTGGTCGTCAAGTTCAGATCCCCAAATAATTCTTGCGATTTCGTAGTCTGTTTCCACACCTAAAGCACGAAACATAACGCCTAAAGGAAGATCTTCGTGAAATCGAGGAACACACATAGTTAAAGGGTACCCTAAACCGTTAAATTTAGCAGATACACGAACTTCTAATTTCTTGGGAGGAGTTGTGAACGATTCATGTAAGGATTTCATTTCTGCGGAATAAGTGTACTTTGAAGCTGTTTTCTTGTTATAGAAAAGCATTATCTGATTGTCTGCGACCTTCTCTTGGCTCAAAATAGTTCGTTCAGATCCGTGGATAAGAAAGTAACCAAATGGATCATAAGGACATTCGCCGATTTCTTCTTTTGATAAAGGGTAATCTTTCATAATACATAACGATGAACCAAGCATAACTGGAACCTTGCCTAAAGATACACCTTCAAACACTTTCACTTCTTCTTCCATTTCAACGAATGTTGGAGCCTTGTAAGTTCTTGCAGTAAACCGAATATCAGAAAACATCTGGGCCGCATACGTAAAGTTACGTGTTCGTGCATCTTGAGGAAACATTGGTTTAATACGTCCTGTAGCTTCTTGGATACGTGGTTTCGTATACGTTATGTTTTCAAACGATAAGCGGAATTCGTACTTGTACTTCTTCGTAGTTTCATCTTGTTCGTGCCATACTACTATAGGAGCAGTAGAGCACACAATCAAGGGAATCTTGTTACGAATAAAGTCTTCAAAAGACTCAATTTGATGTTCTACCAACTTTTCTACGCCGTTTTTAAAATATGTTGAAATTGCTTCCCACTCCATGGTATTTTGTTTAAAGTGTGTTCGCCCTAAATCTATTTATTCGTTTTTAATAAGAGAGACGATGTCGGACAAAATCACAATTACGAAAGTTGACGATTCTGTTGCAAAACCACCTGAAACAAAAGAACCAGAACCAGCAAAACCTTCCTTGTTCAAGCCTTTAGGAAGTATTATTGGTGCTGCACGTAAACGAAAATCCATGAGAACTTTTCCTAAAGGCGTTTTGAAAAAGACACTCAAACTTAAACCTGTTTCTGACCCTGCCAAACCTCCTCCATTAAAAAAGTTCATGCGTAGACATACGATTCGGTTGTTTACGGACAAAGGTGAAAACCAACGCAGAAAGACGATCAAACGTAAGGTCAGAAAAATGACAGACAAGCAAGTAGATGATCTTGTGAAAAAACACGGATTATTGAAAAATGAAACAACTCCTCCTCGTGTAAAGCGCGAAATGCTGAGTGGCGCAATGTTGGCGGGATTCATTTCCTCAGAGTAAATAATGACGAACGTTTGGGGTCCGTTAGCTTGGATGACTTTGCACAGTATAAGTCTTAATTACCCAGACACTCCTGCAAAAGAAGATAAAGAAATTCTCAACAGATTTATGAGCTTTTTTGCAGATACAATATCATGTCCACACTGCAAAACTCATTTTGCGATAATGTTCGA